CGCATCAACAAAAGCCACCGCTTCGCTCAACATTTGGTTGAGTTCTTGGTTAGATTTCATTTGAGTAGTTTCTCCAACTGGGCAAACTTCACCGCTTGAAGCTCTTGAACCGTTGGCTCATTTGCTCTGGCCAGTAGCTCATCAAGATTGCTCCGAATGGCTTCTAACCGCTCAAGGGTTGATTTCCCTAGTGTCTTGTCTTGAGCTTCTCGAAGTGCTAAGACCTCGGTCGCTCTGGTTGTTACCCCTTCGACGGCATCAAGAACCGTACAAAGTTGGTCGGCGAAGGAGGAGCCAGCATGAGCACCCTTCAAACTGTTTCGGACTTCCGAGGCTTCCGATTCTGGAACCGCTGGGAAGTTGACTTGCGAGACCTCGTAGATTTTAGCAAGTCGCATGATTAAATAACACTCTCGGTTGCACTTGCGGATTGCCTCGACATTAAAGAGGTTCTTGTCCATGCCCAAGGTGTCAACCATTCTCAGCATCTCTTCCCCGTTCTCGAACTCAAGGTAGTCACCAATAGTAAAGCCGATTGAGAGACCCACTTTCTTACCAGCAGCCAATCGCTCAAGAGCCACGGTTCGGGCGTCTTTAGCGTCTGCGGTGCTATGATATTCCACCTCAACCTCAACGCCAACGCCGTTATCCGTTGCGGACTTGATATAGCCAATGGCGAGATCGTCGGCATCATGAGATTCAAGGAAGGAACCGTTTGCTACGAAGTCGGGAAGGGCGGCGGTGGCTGAGCCGGGAGCGAATACGGAACAATAAGAATCAAGTTCCCCATACTTAAGTGCCATGCCCTTGAGGCCACCGTTAGAGGCTTCTGCCCCTTCCATGCGTAGCTCAAATTGTCTTTCTTGTCTTGTATTGAAATTCATTTGTAAAGACTTCTCTTCTTTTATGACGGATTCGTACGCCCTTTTGAACCATCGCATACCCGGCTCGCCTCCCCAAAGAAGAGCGGCAACCATTGCGGGGCTGTCCTCTGGCTCATCTAAAAACCTACTGTTTCTTCCCCACCATCGGTTACCCTTACGAATCTTCGCCTCGGTCTGTTCCTCACCTCGTGCCATCGAGCGGGCTTCTTTTATGGTGGCTGGCTCAAGTCCGTCCCCGCCCTTACCTTCCTCAAACATCTGAAGCCCACGCTTACACGCTCTCTGAACACCTACGGGTGGAACCATTATATTATCTGCCATCAATCATTCTCCAATGTTACGGGTTTTATTGTCTGCACCTTCTTACCGCCTATCTCGAATTCAAGGTGACACTTACAGTTACCAAGGCAAGGGGTGTCACAAGCTCCGGGGGTCGTGAACAAGTCATCCTTGAAGTACGGCGAGATGCTTGCCAGCCGTGGACAATCTGAGCAATGCTTCTCAGCACCTCCCAACACCCAAGTTATTTCTGTTTCGAGATCAAGATTATCTACCGAGGCTTGAGCCGATATACCTCTCGCTCTTCCCATGTACAACTTCTGGCGGTTCAAAATTTGGTCAAGCATTAACTCGCCGTCCTCATCCGTGTAGCGTCCATCAAGAATATCATCTATAAAGCCTTGAAGGTATTCGGCGTCATCGTCTGCAATCGCTCTGGCGGCTAGAATGTCCAACTCCTCAAAGGTTGTCGGGTCAAGGCTTACCAAGTCCCGCCCAATCCAATGAGAGTTGGCGTTCGCTTGGAGTATAGCATCGAAGAAGTTATCTGCCCATGCCTCAACGTTGCCACCGTTTACCAATCGTTGGGAGGCGTTCTTAGCGGTGTTCCAGTTAAAGTTCAGCATATCCTCGTACCATTTCTGATAGCTCCGACCGGGCTTATCAAAGGCGGCTGGCATCGCACGAATTTCCACCACCTTCGGTATAAAGGTGACTCTCCTTGCGGTGCTTTCGGTGATATGGTTACAAGGCATCAGCTTTCGAGTTGGATGTCTTCGAGCCGTCTAAACTGGCTCTTATCGTACTTCTTAATGCTTCGGGTGGTTGGGAGCGGTGAGGCTAGTGCGTTCATGTCGAACCACGTTCGAGGGTCTGCCAAGTCGTCTTGGAAGCCGAGAGCCTTTCTAAACTCTCCACGGGTAGAGGCTCCAGCCTTGAACGCCAATTCTGCCCTTGTGTACTTGGCGGTGATGTCCTCATCGAGCTCACGGTAAACGCTTGGGTCGAAGGCGAGAAACTCATTTGGCTTAAGCCCTAGCCCTTCATCGGCAAATGCCTTATCAAGGGTCGCCGAGATAACGGAGAGCAAGGATAAAATTGTGTCCTCAATAAATATCTCTCTAGCCTCTGAGATGTTGTTATATGTCTTGCTGTCTGAAGGTAAGCCAACAATCATAGGGTCAACACCGAGCGAGGCAAGAAGCTCGGTCATTGTATGCACCTTTTGCTCAATGGCTTTAATGTCGGTCGGTGACATTGCAACCCGTGTAATCTCGAACGCTCCGGGTAAGTCCATCGCTTGCCCTCTTCGGTCTCTTGAGAAGCTCTGCCAACGATCACGCATAGACTTCCGCTGTTCTTGCGTTGGCTCCATTGCATTCGGGTCTTTTGGCGAGAAGATAACGCCGGGAATACCCATATTGGTCATTAAGGTAGCGGCGTAGTTGCTCGCCTCGTTATCGGTGACCACTTGACGAAGGGCGGCCATCAATGGGGACACCCCAAGGGCTGGGTTTGCCACGTCTACCATGCCGTCTCGAAAGTGAATAATCTCGGAAGGAGCGGCGTAGAACATCGCACCCCCACCGTAAGGAGTTATCTGATATCGGGTGATAAGCTCATTGCCGTTGTTTGGTGTACCGTCAATATGTATATCAGACTTCGGCACAACTTGCCAAGGCATGAGCGGAGCCAAGCCAATAAGAAAGCCCGTCTTGCTACGTCTCTTGAGAAGGTAGGCATTGCCGTACACTTTGAGAGGGCAAGCAATCGCTTTAAGTATGGTTGCCTCATCGAGCCCCGGCATCGGAGCTGTAAAAGAGAATAAACGTGGGTCTGGCTTGTAGTAGTAACTCCCGTCTGGGTTAATGGTCTTTACCGTGAGTTTGGCTTGAGCCACTTTCTGAGCAATCTTGCCGAGTCCGATAGCTACCGTCGAATTGCTTTCAATCTGCCCCGCCTCGGTTCGCCAGTTGCGGTCGGTTGCCCCGTATCTGAGGTAGCCGCCCATCGTCGAGGTTCCACCCACAAAAGGTATGCCCGTGAATTGTTGGTCTCGGTTCCGTGGCTCCCGCCCGACTGCTCTAATTTCTAGTCCAAAAATCTTCATGCGTTACCAATTCCAAACATTATTGCTACTCACCAATTCATTAAAGGCTCCCGCCAAAGCGTCCACTTGGTCATCATGCTTGCCCGTGGGGAATTGCCTAAGCTCTTCTATAAAGGCGGTGTTCCAGTTAGCCCTAATAAGAGAGACGTTACCACCGTTGAATTGTGATGCAATACCGTCGGCTCTCGTCTCCTTGCTCCCCGTCTCCCTTACCGCTTTGGCATTGTAGCCACTCAAGAGGCGAAGATATGCAAGTGCTTGGTCTTTACCCGCCGAGCCGGGGTCTTCTGGTACTACCACCCGAACCGATACCCCGTCTTGCCTTGCGGTCGCTAACATCCGTTGATTTCTCGCATCGGTTCCCTCTTGGAATCGTTGAACATCGAGGACATAATACCGCCCGTTCGCATCCTTGCCTACCAGTACACCCGCTGTATAGTCTCCCTTTCCGCTACTGGCTGCCACGTCCCATTTCCTCACCCGCTCCACCATCGGAGGCAGTTCCCGCTCATCTATGAAGCTCGCCTTGTCTACCTTAAATATCGCTCCATCTCGAAGGCTTGGGTTACCTTGGAAGAGGGCTTGAAAGTTGTACTCTCCCATCTGACGCCGTACCGCCTCAAGGAAGTTTAACGGCTTGACCTCCGGCCACAACGCCTCGCCCTCAGCCCTTCCGAGCGGGTCGCCCTCCTCTGCAATGGCGGGAAGGTTTATGAACGTCCAACTATCATCACCTTGAGCCTTGAGCCGTCCAATCAAGTCATCATGATGCCAGCGGGTCGCAATCACAAAGGCTTTCGTTCGAGGGAAGAACCGTTGAACCACCGAGCCAGTCCACCAGTCCCAGATGTTATTCCGCTCTGTCTCGCTCTCGGCTTGCATCCTATCCTTTATCGGGTCATCGCATACAAGTAAGGATATAGGGTTAATACCCGTTGGAGCTGAGCCAACGCCACGAGCCACAAGCCTTGCACCGTTGGTCAATCTCCACTCACTCATCGCATTAGAAGACTCGTCAAGAATGTTTAACTCCTTGGCAAGCTCTCTAGCGGGTCTGCTGAGGTTACGGTCTGCGAAGTCTTGAGAGTAGCCCGTGAAGACTATGGCATCTTGTGGGTTCCTCATGCCCCAGTAGATGGGCAATCGGGTGGTAATCGTCTGGCTCTTACCGTGACCGGGAGGAAGGCTGATAGCTACGTTCTGGTACTCGCCTTTTATGGTCTTGTCTACGATCTCGCACAAGTACTCAACGTGCCTTGGGTAACTATAATGCTTCGGCTTCTGGGTCTGATACCACTGACTGAACGTCAAGGGCATTGCTTGGAGGTGGCTCAACAGTTCCTCTTGCTCTTGCAAGGTTAATGAGCGAAGCAATTCTCTCAATTCGCTCTGATTCGGTAAGCCCTTGGAGTGGGTTGTCTCCGCTGGTTGCGTCAATTTGTTGGAGTCCTCCATACTTTCCTAAAAGGTCAAGAGCCTTCATGTACTCGGCTGGGGTGCTTGCCTCATCCATTATCTGTAGGAGCCGAGGTATTCGGCTGTCGAACGCCTCAGCACACGCCTTCCGAATCTCGCTCTTCGGTCTGCCGCCTCCTCTGTTTCCAAAGTTACTACCTTGTTTTAATGCTCCTCCGTGAGCTTGTGGAGTTAATCCTTCACCGAAGTTTTCACCGGAGTTTTCTTGGCTCATAGACTTAAGACGATTTTACCCGCCTACTATTTTCTGAACTCAGCAATCAAGCGGTCAGCAAGTACACCTTGCCCCGCCAGAATCAAAGCAACTCTGAGCTGGTCGCAGACCATGATAATCCGCTCTCCGTCCTCTTGAGATACCTTCACCACGAATACCCCAACGTTCTTGAGTAGACCGCCGAGGTTAAAGCCGATGCGGAAGTTGGCGTTCATAGCTGACCCATACCCAGCCCCGTCAAGGCTCCGCTCGCCGCACCCGCTAACCATCTTTTGATAGCTAAGGCCCAGTTGAAGTGCTCCATCGCCTCGTTGCTCTTCCAAGCATTGAGGTCAACGAGAAATGCCGATACAAAGCCGGACAAAGCCCCGGCAATTATTTTCTTGACTAGTTCATTCATTGTTAGGTTCCCTTACAAGATAGCCGTACATTGTACGGTTACTGTCTGCTCTTTGCCGACATAAAACTCTCTCTGTGACAATTCAAGTATAACCCCTCCGAACTGCTGGGGTGCGAGATTCCACGCTTGGGCATAGCTTGGATTCGTACCCGCCTCTGTTCCGTAGGTGCTGAGGTAGCTTCCAGTCATAATGCACGTTACTTGTTTGGTTCTCGCCTCGTTCCTCTTTGAGCGGTACTCCATCTTGGTTGCGAGGTCAATAAACTTGTTATGCTTGTGACCAATCCAAAGGGCGTCTACGTCTCCTTGCCATGCTAACATTCGTTGAAAGTCAATGATTCCCTTGGTTACGGGAGCCGCCCCGCCCGCTCCGTGGTGGCGATACATCAAGAAGTTCGTTAAGCGGGTTTGCCTCTTGAGTGTCACGTTCCAGTACCCGCACCAACCGCCCGCCTTAATCTCTACGTTGGGTAGTTGATTCAAGCGGTAGAGCAAGATAGACATCACGTCTATATGATGACGCTTGGAGACGTGGGCTTCGTGATTTCCGATGCCTATAAACTCGATGAGGTGGGCATAGGGCTTGAGAAACTCATAAGCCATTTCGATTGCGGCGTCAATGGGTTTGAGGCCACCTTGGAGAAGTTCACGATCAAGAGCATCGAGGTCGAACCGCTTGAGGTCTGAGGGGAGTATGAAGTCGAATACATCCCCGTTAATCCCGATTCGGCAGTTGCTAGCAGCCATTCTCTCAAGGTCGTACTTGAGTGCTGGCTTGACCATACAAGAGGCTCCAAAGTGGAGGTCAGAAAGTAGTCCAAGTCGGACTTTTGGCTCTTTGGCTGTTATCTCAAGAGTTGTCTTGATGTTGTTAATGGGTTACCCCCGCTTTCGGTCGTCGAGGAGAATGTCTATCTTCGCCTCTATCTTTGCCACTTGTACGGCGAGACCACTAAGCCCCTCCGAGTCCTTTTCAAGTTGTACTATTCTTTGGTGCAATTTGCCGCCCCCGAATATGCCAAGAATAACGGTTGATAACCAGCCGAAGGTGCTTGAGAGAAAGCCAGATAAGCCGGTGAAGAAGTCGTTACTTGGTGGTTCGGTTGCCATAAGATTATCCTAGTGAAATAAAGTGCGTCCATGAGTTGCGGAGCCTTGTACGTCTGTAGCATCCACCGCCATCTCGCTGATTGCCCGTAGCCCCCGGCGTGGTGTTCCCCTCAATGCTCATGATGCTTGTGATCGTCAAATCGGTGACTATACCAATATGGTTACCCGTTGAACGCTTCCAGAGGCATAAGTCGCCTCTCTTGGGATTGCTTGTTACCCGCCCTTCCATCCTTGCCCACGTCAGCCACGAATCAACGGCGGCAGAGGCTCGGTCGGTGGGGCCAGCAGTAAACCCCGCTACATCGCAACAAAACTCAATGAAGGCGGCACACCAAGGATAACCTTCTCCGAGCTTGACACCCTCTAAAATCGCCTCAACCCATTCTCCCTTATTATTCCCGCCAATTTCTCTAACTTGGATGTCATCGGCGAGAACGGCGGCGGCAAGAAGCACCCGCTCTGAGTTGGGAAGCTGGTTGTAGTTAGGATAACGCCGACTCAAGATGGCTCGAACCTCGGTAATTGCTTTGGCGTTATTCATGGAACCACTATAAAAGACTCATAAAGATATACGAATTGATTCGCTATCACGGTCTGAACGGGCTATTTCTAGTAGCCGATAGCAAGGCGATGTCCAGATTTTACGCTATTTTTACTTTTTTTCAACAATTTTTCACAATATAGTATCTTTTCCAATAAGTATAGTCTATAATAACTATATCACCACGGTGATACGGAACAAACGAAATGACAACAACAACCAAGACATGGAATGTAAAGCTTTCAGCAATTTGGATGGCAGATCACTTGGACGTGTGGACATTAGGCACCGCTCCGGAAGGTACATTCAAAGGCAACTTCTGGACCGGTTCCATTACTGAAGCACAAGGCAAAGAAATTATTAGCAGATGCGATTCATATGCAGATACCGACGGGTTTGAAGAGGAAGCATTGAAGTTCTGCTATGCCGCTCAAAGAGTATTGAAGGCCCTTCGGAAGCAAGCACCAGAGCTGTTTCCAAGACAGCCACAGATGGTGATTGTTGAAACAGAAGATGGCATTAGAGTCACATGGGAATAACAACCAACGGGGAGGGCAACCTCCCCACCAACCAATCAAGGAACAAGACAAAATGAACAAACAAGAACAAAACTACTTCGCCGACCTTCGCACTCCCAAGAAAGGTGAGAACCTCCACGATCAAGACCGCTTCCGACATGAGGTGATGGAGAGGATTATCGAGAGCCGACAACTACAAGCCGAGCCAAAGCGATACAGACGGGTAACCGACTGGGACAAGGTGGCCTCATTCGCCTTCGGACTCTTCACCGTTGCCCTCTTCATTCTCTGGCTCTTCGTGGGAGGTGTCAAATAATGCCCGCTCCAATCTCCGAGGACGCCCGCCAGATTTGCTTCTGGCTCCCCGTCCACATGGTCAAGTGGCTCAAGTCTCAAGGCTCCATCAGAGGTACGATCATCAAGCTCATTGAGAACGCCATGTATGACTAAGACCACCTCATAAAGACTCAAGCCCTCCGCACTTGGAGGGCTTCTTTATTTACGACCGTAGCGAACTCTGAGAACTTCTTGGATAACCTCAAGCCGTAACATTCCCGCCTCGACATCGAGCCACCATCTTTCATGGGTTTCTGAGCCTATAACAATCATTCTGGCTCGACGTTTTGCCCCGTTGCTCTTTCTATCTGGGTTAGGTGTACTCCCGGTGCGTTGCTCGTGAAAGCACCCCGCATCTTCTCGGAGGTAGTCACCCATCAAGCTCCATCGACGGTTGCTCATAGCTTTGAGCAAGGGCAATAACCGTAAGTTCTGAGGCTTGCTTCATCTTGCCCTTACGGGTGAAGAGAATAGACCGCAACCCGCTCGGCTCGGTTACCGTGGCATGGACTCGATAGCCCTTAGTCTCAAGAACCTTCACCGCCTCCTCAAAGCTCATTCTTGCCCGTCCTTGTTTAGCTTCGGAGCGTCCCCGAACACCCGCCGTATAATCTCGCTCGCCTTGCGTTCTTGATCGTGGCTCAATGGCTTAAACTTCTCCTCAATCCTTAAGCCGAGCCGCCGCCGTTCATTCTTCACCATCATATCCAAAGTATTTGGGTCGAGGTCTCGACGCACCTTGAGGGTATGAGCGTATGGAATACCGTCCCGCTCGGTCTCGCCAATAACGATGTTCCGATAGAGAGCCGTATACGTCTGCTTACACGCTTGATAAAATTCGGGAGCCGTTGGGAAGTCGTGGGAGACTGGAACATGGCAACCGTCACGGTATACCGTTACCTCGCCCTTCAAATACCTCATGCCCGTTAACTTAATAATTTCGTTATCCATGTCAGCATCCTCAAGAAGAATCGTCGAGTAGATTAAAGCCTTCGCTTCAAGTTGCTCACCCGTAAACCCGCCGTATGTATTGAAGCCTCCATCTACCAGAAGGCAGATAACGTAAAGACAATCCTTGGTGTATTTGTTCTTCTGCATTAGCTCACGATCTCCGCATCAATAATATCAGAATCAATGGCTTTGGTGGACCGAATCTCTTCCAAGTTATCCGAATAGTATTCAAGAGCCGAGCCAAGCCTTGAGGGTTTCCCGAATGGCTTTGATTTCCTAGTTTGGATATTCGCCTTTTCTGGGAATACATCCCGCCACCCGCTAGAGATTGAGCGGTTGATTGCTTCCACCCCGACCTCCACCGAGAACTTCTTGAGCTTGGCAAGAATTAAGTTGGCGGCCCTCTCGCTCATCGGGTGCTTAATCTCCCTTCGATGCTCGACAAACTCACTCCATGCCTTGAGGAACATATCATCCTCGAACCCCGCCTCTTGAGCCAAAGAGAGAAAATCAACCTTTCCCTTTCGAGAGGAAGGTGCGATAGCATCCTTCTTATCTTTAATTGTTTCTGTTTCTGTTTCTGTTTCTGTTTCTGTTTCTGTTTGGTTGAACGGGTGTTGGTTTTCCGTTGGAAGGTCGTTGGAACGGGCGTTGAACGGGCGTTGAACGGGCGTTGAACACTCGTTGAACGGGCGTTGAGCATCCGTTGGAAGGTCGTTAGATTTTGAACCTAGTAAGACGGTTTGATGTGCTTGATTCATCAACTGTATTTGAACCGCTGTTGAACCGCTGTTCGTGTCTGGTTGAACCGCCATTGAACCGCTGTTGGATTCTGGCTCAGCTTTTCCCGACTTCATTCGTGCCTCTGCTGACTTCTTGCCCGCTCTTATTTGTTGCTCTCGGTCGTCGATTGCTTGCTGTCGAATCTCGGCCATACGGCGGTTTATTCCGTTGGGGAAGCACTTCTCAAAGAAGGGTCGGAAGGATTCTGCCTCTTGCTCATTTGCTCTTATGATGAAGCAAGCCTCGGCATAATCAACGGGTACAAAGCCGTCCTCCCATTGAAGGTCAAGGAGACATCGGTACATCCCTTGAGCGGTGATTGACATTCTCCGAACCGTGGAACTTGCCAGAAAATCACGGGGGTACCACTTGTACCACCCTATCGGTGTTGATGTATGAATTGACGCATTGGCGTCTAGGTTAGAGTTTTTCATTTTTGTATCTCCACTATAAAGGGTTTCTGTTGGAGATACTCAACATCCACCCTTTACAGTTGGCTTTGTTCGGGGCATTGGTCGAAGGATAAACCGCCGCCCCAAGGAGCCACCCTTATTATATCCCAGCTTTTGATAATCTGAGGATAATGTACGAATTCTTTCCGCTGATATAATCTCTGGTTATCAGAATCTCGCTCACGATCCTATGAGTATCACCCTCGATGATTCCCGCCTCAACCACCGCATCCTCAAGGGCTTTTATGCGGTTGCTGATGTCGCCTCTGAAAGAGGTTCCGAGCGTAAGGTGGTAGTGCATCTTAACTGCTCCTTGGATTGGCTCAAGGTTGGTTCTCAAAATGGGTATCGCTTCAAGTTGCCAAGTGCGATATTTGCCATTCTTCACCCGTCCACGTCCGGGAATGTTGATAAAGAGGGTGTTCGTGCTTGGCGGCATAGGAACCGCCACCGATTGCTCAGAGGTCATCAATGCTTGTACATCCATGCCAATGCTCCCTCATTCTTAGACTCTCCACCTTTCGGTCTTGAGGTGATAATCTGGCGGGGTTAATGTTGATACCCGTGGTAGTTCCGGCCAGCTTCTTCTTAGTCGCCGTCAGCACTCCCGCCATTGCCATAGCCTCTACACCCGTCGAGTTCTTCATGGCTATCTCAAGCTCTTGAACCTTCTCGGTTAAGAGGTTGGTTTCTTGCATCAATCCTCATCCTCAAAGGGATTATAGGCATCTGGAGCGGGCTTTGCCTTGCCTCTTGCTTCTTGCCTTGGCTCGGCGTCCTCTCTCGGTCGGTCGAGGGCGTTTACATTATCTGCCACGATCTCCACAATTTCACGAGAGTTACCGTCCTTGTCCGTGTACTTGCGGGATTCAAGGCGGCCGTCTACTGCCACCAGCCGTCCCCGACCGATGTACTCCCCAACGTAGCTGGCGGTCTGCCCCCAAGCCTTGACTCGGAAGAAGTCGGCATCCGCTCCATCTTGTGGCTTGATTCGTTTGTTGACGGCGATAGAGAACTCCACGACATCCTTGCCCGTCGAGGTGGTTCTGAGTTCTGGGTCTCTCGTGAGACGTCCTACAAGTGTTATTCTATTGAGGCTCATTGCTTCTTAGTTCCTTTGCGATAGCTCGCATATGTTTGCAAGCGTGGTTATTGTTGCCTTGTATGAGGTCAACGAAGTGGGGAGATTTCTTTCGGCAGTTTGCGTCCATACATTCGCAAGTAGTCTGCCCGTGTTGGTTTATGAAGACTTCATAGCTAAGCCCCCAGAAGGTCTGGGAGCTTACAATAAAGAGGGCTTCCCCGTCTACTATATCAACTAATTGAATCTTCAAGTTTGAACGGATGGGTTAGTTCCTTATGAGTACTGGCAATCCATCGGTGGACTTCCTCGACGGTGGTGCATCCCTCTTCTGCCATTGCATGGTTTATGAGGTCTGTTGCCTTCGTTGGGAACTTGATACTTGCCAGCTTGGTCTTGAGTTGCTCGAACTGGCTAAGTGTCCCACCGATGCTTATCCAGTCGTTATACACTTTGCGAGTAAAGACCGAGCGAGCGGAAGGAAGGTCTACCTTGGTTGGCTCTTCCTTGGTCTTCTTAGGGACATCGCCGTCTGGGTCGGTATCATCCACAATCGGGATCATGAAGTACTTCAGAAGGGCGTACTTGGTGCAAGAGGTGATAGCCTTTTGTATGCCCTTGTCATCGTTTGCTGATGTTGACTTTGATTCGCCGAACCAGAAGAAGCTGTCCACCTCTTCGCTCTCGGAGTCCTTGATTGTAAAGCACATATGAACCAGTACATGGCCGTTATCACTTCGAGCATCTAAGACGGTCGGAGTAATCTGGACACCCACCTCGCAACAAGCATTGCGGACGGCTGGGAGTACATCGTCCCACGCTTGGTACTTGAATTTGAAATGCTGGTTCAATCCATTCTTCTCGACGCATCCAATAGACTGAGAGACTTTGAGCACCTTTTGAGCCAATTTCATGCCATCACCTTGATGCTCATGGTTTCTCGGTCTAACGTGTACTCAAAGCCGTCTGGCATCTCAGCGGTAAGAATGTTCTTTTGCTCTTCTGAGAGCTTAGATATTTGAAATGACTCGGTTACTTTTATCGCCTCAATCCAACCGTGAGCTTGAGCCACCGACAGAGCGAGACTTGCGTCTACTACCTTCAAGCCACCCTTTACGGTGCGGAAGGAGACCGAGCCGAACGGCGTTGTGAGTGTCTTGGACTTCTGACCCTCTAAGCGGTTCTTGGCATACTCTTGGATATGCGGTTCGTACTGGGCTTTGAGGTAGGCAAGGTACGAGGCGGTGCGAACTTCCAGTTTACGGCAGTTCTCTAAGATGGCTTGATGTCGAAGCTGTTGAGCGGTCAAGCGTCCCTCAACGTCTGCAATCTTCTCAAGGATGGCTTCAAGTGCGGTTTGGCTGCTGATTTCTCCAGCGTCCGAGATAGCGTTACCAAGCACCTCTCCGGTCTCGGTGTCAACTACGAGGTTATCAATTATGT